ATTAATAATATTGCTCACTATCAAATATCTGAAGAAGAGTATGCAAACAAAGTTACCCCATCTTTGTGGTCGGAAATTTATGATCGTAACAGTGACACTGTAGCAGAAACGTGGACACAGACAGTATCTGCAACATATGAACCAGCCGATGCAACGTGGGACGATATTTATGCTTCAACAACAACTCCGAGCCTTGGTAGAGATGCAGAAAGTGTTTATAACTCATACTTTGGCTCCAGCAGAGTTTCATCTTTAGAAACTAACATTCCTTTTAAAACCTATCTTTACTCTTATGTCGGATACTTTAATATTGGTGGTACAAGCAGGGTTACTGGTGAAGTAAACCAAAATAAAACTGTTCCAGGCTTAAAGTCGGCAATTAATATTACAAAAACGAAGTAATATGGTATACTGGTGGTTATGGAAAAAGAAAAAATAGATCCAATTGAGGAAGCTCTTGGTAAAGCAAAGCTAACAGTAGTCGAAGAAGAGTACTCTGACTTTGGTACATATATTTGGGTAAAGGCAAACGGTAAGCCGTTTACTGACGGAGACAACAATGTTTTGTCTATTGAGTCAATGAAAAATGACCGTGAGCGTGTAAAGAAACTTATGGATGCCGCCGCATATTATGGAGAAGCAGAAGGTCAGGCTATCTTTTATCCAAATACACGACAGATTTCTGAAGAAACTCACTCAGAGCAAATTGATCGCATGAAGCAAGGATTAATTCCAAACATGAATGACCTTGGTGCAGTTATTGCTGCAAAACAAACTTTGAAGTTGTATGGAGATGAAGGCTAATGAGCCAAGAACCTATGGAATATATTATTCGTGCAAAAATGGATAATTTTGCAGAAGAAGAAAATGTATTTAAAACACAGGATCCATTTATTAAAAACTGGGACGGCATCAAATCACTTACTGGTCTTAATTCAAGCTTTAAGCGTCGTGCAACAAGAATGGCAAAATACGCAGAGATAACTCCTGCCTACCTCGACAGTGCAATGGCTACAAGTTCAGGCATTAATGGAGCACGTTCAAAAGAAATTAATCCTGGAACTGTCTACCACAATGGTTACGGTCTTTTTGATGTCATTACTCCACCCTGGAATCTTTATGAACTTGCAAACTATTACGACACATCATTTGCTAACCACGCCGCTATTGATGCAAAAGTAGAAAACATTGTTGGTCTTGGTTATGACTTACAGCCAACAAAGAGCACAATGTTTGCTATTGAAGGTTCTACAGATTCAGCTGCAGAAAAAGCACGTAAACGTATTGAACGTGCAAGAATCTCAATGCGTGAATGGATAGAAACACTCAACGACGATGATTCTTTTACAAACACAATGATGAAGTTTTATACAGATGTTCAGGCTACAGGAAATGGATACCTTGAAATTGGTCGCACCGTAACAGGTGAGATTGGATATGTTGGTCACATTCCCTCAACCACAATGCGAGTCCGTAGACTAAAAGATGGCTACGTTCAAATTATTGGTAACAAGGTTGTCTACTTCAGAAATTTCGGGGCAGCTAACCCAAACCCAGTAAGTGACGACCCACGACCTAATGAGATTATTCACTACAAAGAATACTCTCCACTCAACACATACTACGGAATCCCAGATATCATGTCTGCAATCTCATCTCTTCATGGAGACCAGCTTGCCTCACAATACAACATTGACTACTTTAGCAACAAGGCTGTACCTCGCTATGTCGTAACACTTAAAGGTGCAAAACTTTCGGAAGATGCAGAAGACAAGATGTTCCGCTTCTTACAGACTAGCCTAAAAGGGCAATCGCATAGAACACTATACATTCCCTTGCCAGCAGACTCTGACACAAACAAGGTAGAGTTTAAAATGGAGCCAATTGAAAATGGCGTACAGGAAGCATCTTTTAATCAATACCGTATTCGTAACCGTGATGATATTCTTGTTGCTCACCAAGTTCCACTTTCAAAGATCGGTGGTGGTGATGCCGCAAGTATTGCTGCTGCCCTTGCTCAAGACCGCACATTCAAAGAACAGGTTGCACGACCTGCACAGACTAATCTTGAAAAAGTTCTTAGCAAAATTATTAAAGAAAAAACAGACATTCTTGAGCTTAAGTTTAACGAGTTGACTCTTACAGATGAAATTGCACAGTCACAAATTCTAGAACGTTATGTTAAGACACAAATTCTTACACCTAATGAAGCTCGTGAAAAGCTTGGTCTTGGTCAACGTCAAAATGGCGATGAAGTTTTTCAAATGACTCCACGCCAGGCAACTGACGCTCGTGCAAATACAACACAGAACAGACAGCGTGACACAGAGCGTACAAATAATAATTCAGACAGTCCATCAACTACAACTGGAAGAAACGCACAAGGCGAAGGAAGATCGTCTTAATAGCATGTTAAACTATATGTAACAACAATATAACATTGTTGTAAAAAACAGTATATAATTAATTAACATGACTATTTCTAAAGCCCATTGGCATTCTGAAGGCGATAATGTTCGTCTGTCTATGCCGTTTTCAAAAGTTGATGAAGAGCGACGTATCGTATCTGGTTTTGCTACCCTAGACAACCTCGACAAGCAAAACGATATCGTTACCCCAGAAGCTTCAGTAAAAGCTTTTGAAAAATTTCGTGGTAACATTCGTGAAATGCACCAGCCAAAAGCAGTAGGCAAAATGGTGTCATTCAAAGAAGACAAGTATTTTGACCCAGAGTCAAAGAAATTTTATTCAGGTGTTTATGTTTCAACATACATCTCAAAAGGTGCTCAGGACACTTGGGAAAAGGTTCTAGACGGAACACTCTCAGGATTTTCCATTGGCGGTAAAATGAACCAATGGGACGATGCCTTTGATGAAAAGATGGATGCCACTATTCGTATTATTAAAGACTACGACCTTGTAGAGCTTTCACTAGTTGATACCCCTGCAAACCAGTTTGCAAATGTTTTGTCTGTCGAAAAGGTAGACGGCATTGATGTAATCAAAGGAGATGCTATGGATGTAGAGATTGAAAATGTTTTCTGGGACGAAGCAAACGGTATTGTTATGCTCTCAGGAAACGAATCAGAACTCAGCCCAACAACTGGTGCTGAAATGAAAAACATCGGCTTTGTAGAAAAGTCAGATGCAGAAAAACCAGAAATGGTAAAGTTCTTAGTAGATAGTGCTAAAGGCATTAATACTTCTAAGATAACTAAGGAGGTAAGTCCTATGACTGACGAAGTAAATGAAGCAGTCGCTGAGACAGTAGAAGAAGTCGCTGTTGAAGCTGAGGTCGCTCCAGAGGCAGATGTTGAAGTAGCAGAAGAGGTAACTGAAGAGGTAGCAGCTGAAGAGGTTGTTGCTGATGAAGAAGTTGCTGAGAAGGCTGATTCAGTATCCAAGTCAGACGATGTTCTTGTAGACGCAGTTGCTGAAATCAAAGATACCGTTACAAAAGCCTTTAGCGATCTAACAGCAGTTGTTCAGGCACAAGCCGAACAAATTGCACAATTAAGCAAGTCAATTGACTCTGTAAAAAATGAGGTAACAGAGACAAAAGGCGAGTTTAACGAGTTTGGAAAGAGGGTTGACGCTGTTGAAGCAGATACCGCTTTCCGCAAATCTGGCGATCTAGGCGAGATCGTACAGGAAAATCAATCAGATAAGATTGAAAAATCCCTATGGGACGGACGTTTCCTCAAAACTGCCGATCTATTCAAATAAAAAATCACTTAGGAGGTGACAAAATGTCGGAAGAGATTATCAAAAATTATCCAGCTGCAGCTGGTTTCGGAGCCGCTGAAGTAAACGGTGAAGGAGCATTTGCATCTGGAGGAATTGGTGGCGTTAGCAGCCCTGGAGCAGACACTCTAGGTAACATCCCCACCGCAAGCTTTGGTGTTACAACTGGATCAAACGCCGTAAATCCTTCGGGTGATGCAGGTAGTGGTATTCTACGTCCTGAACAGGCTCGTAGATTTATTGACTACGTTTGGGACGGTACTGTTCTCGCTAAAGATGGTCGTCGTGTTACAATGAGAGCCAATACAATGGAACTCGAAAAAGTCAACGTTGGAGAACGAGTTATTCGTGCTGCAAACCAGGCTAACGCGACATATACAAACTCAGGTGCAACCTTTGCTAAGGTTGAACTAACAACAAAGAAGCTTCGCCTTGACTGGGAAGTTTCTGCTGAGGCATTAGAAGACAACATTGAAGGTGCAGCCCTTGAGGACCACCTTGTTCGTCTAATGACCAACGCATTCGCAAATGACATTGAAGATCTTGCCATCAATGGTACAGGAACTGGGGGAAACTCATTCCTTAACATTATGGAAGGATTCGTTCGCAAGGTTCGTTTCGGTGGAGATGCTCACGAGTATTCTGCAACCGTTACAAGCGGTGCGTGGACTCCAGAAGTTCTTCAGGGTGTTATTTCTGCTCTACCAAGAAAGTATCGTGCTCTCAAGAACGGTCTTAA